ACGCTTTGCCAACTGGTAAGCCTGCGATGATTTACGGCCTGCCCAATCCACGGCTTCCGCAGTGCCAGAAGTCTGAACTGACTTCTCAGAAATCTGAGTGTAGTTAGACAACTTGACAGGTTCGACAACAGCCAGTGAAGTCGGATCGTCACCTTCAATCTTCTGGTTCGCGGCGGCGGCGGCGAGTTCATCTTTCTGCCACTCAAAGAGAGTGTTAGAGCAAGAACCTTTGCCAATGCCGGACATGAACGGCGTGTCCATAGGACTAATATTATAAATGATATCGCTCAAGTCCTCACGGATTTGTACACCACCGTAGGTTTCGCGAGTATTAGTAGGGATTGCCATAGCAATATACCTCCATAGTTAAAGTTCTACAAAATCCTCAAAGAGTGAAACGGAGTCATTAACATGACCACTCTCTTTAAGACGGTTCATTTTTGCAGTACGTTCAACCTTTGTTCTCTCAGACTTGCTTTTCGATCCAGTACCAGACCTTGCCATCTTGGGCTTCTTCTTGGTTTTCTTGGATTTAGTTGAAGTTTGAGCCTTCTGCATTTCTTGAAATGCTTTGGCCTGCATGAGAACAAGCAATGATCTATGGTCAGTAAGTTGGCTTAACTCCTCTTGAGTGAATCCCTGAGACATTGCAAACTCAGTTAGTTCTTTCCCTGCTTTCTGTCTAAACTCTTCGTTCTTCCATTCTGGCAGGATAGCCTCTAACTTCTGTCGTTCTTCATACGCAACGCGCTGTTGGAGTTCACGCTGTTCAGCCATAGCCTGTTCATTGGCTTGGTTGAGGCGTTGCTCCTCCTGTTGCATTGACGCTTGAAGATCGGCAACCTCGGACTTCTTAGTAAGATATTCTTCTCTATCTTCTATCTTGAGTCGTTCCCAATCTGTATTGTTGACCAGTTCATTTAATTTACCATACTGCTGTTGTACTACAGCAGAGGCGGCATCAATGTACTGCTGACGAAATTGCTGAGTCTGATATACTTCTTGCTGTGCCTGTTGCATCATGGCTTCAGCCTGTTTACGGTATTCTGCAATCTCTTGAGTTTTCTTTGTGTAGTCAGACTGTCGGCTATAGCCACTTTTGAGTTCGTCAAGGGTGACTTCGATCTCTTCACCATCAACCTTGATAGTGTAGGCATCGGGTTCCTCTTCTTCCTCTTCAGCGTCTAACTCCTCTTCAGATTCTTCTTCCTCCTCATCGGATTCTTCTTCCTCTTCAGAAACCTCTTCCAATGGTTCGTCTTGAGTTTCCTCAGTAGACTCTTCAACATCTTCCGTAGGGGTGCTATCTTCTGTTTCTGGTGTGGCCTCTTCAGGCTCCAACAAACCTAAGATTGCTGATTGTGCTTCTACAATACTTCCCGGATCAACCGGAAGCGGGGCTTCTTGCTTGTCCGCCATTTTAAAATCTCCTTATATGTGGTATTCCTTCAGTTTCTCCGCCATCTCTCCAGTTTCTACAATACTGGTTAGATGAAGGCGAAGTCTCTCAAGGAGTCGTAATGAAAGCCAACATTGCTCTCGGCTTTCGACATCGTTCACACTTGAGTGCGCCCAAGTGTTATAAATACTTTCTGCTAGTGAATCAAATGCTTCGTTGTACATCGGATCGTTGAGGAGGCGTTTTGCTTGTTCCTCTCGTAATTGGTCGGTCATGTTGCTCCTATTGCTACGGCCCTCTTCTGTTCTCGTTCAAGGGCCAGTTCTTCGGCTTTAAGTTGTGCATCTACAGCGGCTTCCTGTGCGTCCTGTTGGACTTTCATCATCTTAACTTGTAGGTCGCCCTGTTTGATTTCCAACTCCTTCATTTTAATCTGTTGCTCCATCATCGCGGCCTGTTGCTCTGGATCAGGTTGTTCAGGCTGTGGTGGAGGTGGAGGGGTCAGGTAGTCATCCACATTCTGATATCCCATCGCCTTAACCAAGGCGGCTCCCAGATTGTACATATTCTGTGGAGTGACGATGGGTAGTCCACCCTGCATGGCTTGTGCGGCAAACTGAATCATTTGAGACAGGTGAGCCATCTGCTGATCCTTTGATCCATTACCTAAAGCAACGGATACAGTGCAGTCCATCTTATCTGACCACATATCTGGACGTACAGGAACCCATTCGTTCCTTAACATAACTACTCGCTCTTTGTCCTGATATTTGAGCAGGAGTTCGTATATGCACCACATCAACTCTTTGACACCAGTTTCGGCAAACTGTCTTGCGATCATCTCAACTCTTGACTGAGCGTTTGACATAACAGCATTGACAGCGGTAGCCGTGGTATGTGACGTTAGAGCGTCAGCGTTTATCCCTTGGGTGTTTTTGTTTACCCCCGATCTAGCCTCCCTAACCTCATCCAGATAGGAAAGCATCTGGAAGGATTCTGGCTGTAAAGGAGGGGTAGCCAAGGGCATGACTGCATTGGGGGATTTAACTCGTACCACGCCCCCCGGCCTCTGGGTTAGCAAATCATCCAGATTCGCTTGACCTTCAAGGACAGCATACCTACCGTAGTTCTGGTTATAGGCGTTGTCCATCAGATTACGCATCAGCGTACTCTTGATTAATTGTAAATCCATCACAAGATCAGCCACAGACAGACCGTAGAACTTATGGGGGATTTTCAATGGGGTGATAGAAACAAACGGAGCCTTGTCTATCTCTTCATTGGAGAATACATAGTCTCCTACGGAACAAACCTTTCTTAGTTCTGCTATACCATCTTCATCGTAATCGGTTTTAATAAATGATTCGTAAAGCCAGTATTCCCTTAACGCTTCCTCTGTATTGCCCTCTAACCCATATCCAGAGAAGGTTGCTTGAGTCTCATCAAATGAGAATCTGGCAAGGCGCTCTGCATTTGGATCCATCATGTCATCGCCGCCGCCCAAATCTTCAGGCCCAAAGTCCTGATCTGGGTACATCTCCCTCAGTTCAGAGAGTGTTTTCTTTACACGGTGACAGACAAACCTTGCGTCATGGATGCCTTTAGCCTCTCTGGAGATAAGGAATTCTTCAGGCGGGACGTTTTCAATCTTGATGCGTCCATCAGTGTTATATTTTTTAATAACAACATCATGGGTTATTTCTGGAGCGCCATTTACAATACTGTCAGTTTCAGTATGCTCAACAACCTCAACATTATCATTGTCAAGAAGATACTGTAACTCCATCTCAGATAGATTATTGTACTCTTCCCTTACTGTTTCGCTATACTCATCCCACCATACCTTAACGATAC